CGCCCCCTCGCCGTCAATTCCAAATTTCAGAAATAGCGCTTTGCTTGCTTGCGCTAAAATATCAAGTTGACCGCCGATTGATTTTGTTATTTCCAAAAACGCCTTGTCGGTATCGTTTGATGTACTTCCGACCGCTTTTATGATTGTTTCTAAATCTTTAAACCCGTCGGCCGCACCCGCTGTTACACCTGTTAGGGCCTCAACCCTTCCGAATAGTTTAAATAGTTTTGACTGATTTCCGTCAACTGCATTATTTAAGTCCCTTAAAAATTCCGCTAGGCCTTTTGTTCTTAATGCTTGCAGCGAAAATAGTTTAGCGTTTTCACCTAGTATATTTTTGGCCCGTTCTTGCCCTCTAATAATTCCAGAAAAAACCGAACGTAATTGGGTTACCCCTAGCGCCGCGGTTCCCGCTCGTTTTGAAAACGCTGCAACCGCACCGGAAACATCGGAAAAAGCTAGTCCTAACGATTTACCTAACGAAATTACTTGCGGTAAACCAATGGCCAATTCCTCAACCCTAACCTGGCCGAGTTTAACCGACTTAAATAAAACGTCGGTAATATCGGCCGCGTCTTTAAACTCTCCGGTATAAACGGAAAAAACTTTTGTAACGGCGTTAACAGTTGATTCTAAATCCGCCAACCCGCCGATACTTAGTTTCGTAGCATTTAATAAAACATTTTGCGCGGCGGCCGTGTTAGTTATCCCGGCCGATTGAATTTGATAAAATGTCCTGGCCAACGTCGCCGCATCTTTTCCGGTTTGCGCGGAAATTTCAACCAATGTTCCTTTTAATTCTTTTAATCTCGCCGGGGCAAGTCCCGCAATAGTTTGAACTTCGGCGGTTGCCTTTGAAAAATCAACTAGGGCCGTCGTCGCCCCCCGTACCGCCTGGAAGCCTAAATATAATGAAATTAAATTACGAACGTTTCCGGCCAAATCCTTAACGGAATTTGAAGCTAACGTTGCCGCTCGGGCGTTCAGATTTAAATTTTGATTTACTTTTTTAAGGCCGCCCGACGTTCCCGCCGCACGTTTTAACGAACCCGCTAAACGTTCAATTTGGGCGTTAACATCACGCCCATTGGTAACAAAATTAATCCGTATATTTTGCGCCATTTACTTGAAACCTTTTTTAGCTTCCTTCGATTCTAAACGAACAAGTTCATTACTAATTATTGTAAAACAATCCGCTTCGAAAGTCTCTAAATCGTCTAAACTAAACGAGTATCCGATTTCCCTTAACGCCTTCATTTGGAAATATTGTTCGACTATATGCGCGGCGGGGGTTTCCCCGTGTTTTCCGTCCCACGTCCACCTAACTTGAGTTTTTAAATGGGAAACTAGCGCTTTCCCAACGGCGGCCCATTTAACACTAGAAAACCGATTTCAGTTAAGGCCGCTTCGCATTCGGGCAAATATCCCATTTCGTCCACGCTTTTAACTTTTTTCCCGGTTTCCTTAACCGTTAAATTAACCTTTTTAATATGTTTTTCCGCTAGTTCAACCGCTAAAATCGCTTGTTCTAATGGGTCGCCCCCGGCATCAACTTCGCCTTTATCGGATAGCTTAATTTTTGCTTGTTTAAGGTAACGCAATCGTTGAACGTATTTAGGCAAATCAACCTCAACTTCGCCTTCAACAAGCGGTTCAACTTCTTTTCCATTTTCCCCAACGATGGGTTCCGGTTTCCAAACATGTTTCATTAAATTCCCCTTTTTTTTCTACCTTATAAAAAACGTCCGGGTCTTGAAAAACCCGGACATATTCATTTAAACAAAATCCGCATTGAAATAATTGCAAACGAGTATCAACAAAAACTAAAACGTCGCAATTACAAAAAGTTGATGTAAAATTCCCCTTGTCCTTCATCGACATAACCTTTTAAAGTCATGGAGAGTTGAACAAGGCCGTCGGCGTCTTCAAGTTTGTAACTTGAAATCGTTGCGGTAGGCATATAAACGTTAACTGATTTACCAGCAACCCAGTTACCCCCTGATTTTTCTCCAAAATTATATGTATATTGGATATTATCGCCTTTTCGGAATCTTTTAAATTTATCGGCATCAAACTTATTAAGTAGGGCCGCAACCTCAACTTCAACTTCGCGTTCTGAGATAATCGAACCTGATTTTCCGGAAACCGCGCAAATGTCGGGTAAGTCTGATTTTGTTCCCGTAATTGTATGGGTAACGCTTGACGCTTCAAAACAATCAATGTCGTTGAAGTCGCCAATCATAACTTCGTTATTTTTTGCAACAAGCGGTTGCGCATTATCGTAGTTTGGAGTTTGCGGCGAAGCTAGGGCAATTTCATTATCGGACGTGTAATCCGTTGCGCCCGTATCATCGGCCGAAACATCAAACGCAAGCGTTCCGCCCATTGTATTGGCCGTATTTGCACCCGAGTCCCATAATAAACTAAGCGTTCCGCCGTCGGAACTAATTTTAAATTTACCGTCGGAATCTTGATATTCAACCGTAATGGTATCGGCCGTTAAACCGTCCATTGCGACTTGTACCGCCGCCGCAAGTTCGTGCGGGTCTTTATAGGTTTTTTCCGCAACCTGGGCGTTTAACTCTCCGCCGCCGTCGTTGAAATCAACAAATTTATTTGTTGCCGTAATTTCTAGCGGGTTAAAAAGATATTCAACCCCGCCGATTGAAAACGAACCATTAACAAACTCTCCGGCGTTAGCTTCAATCGAACCTTCCGTAACTCGCCCCCCAGCGATTGACTCTAAGGCCCCGCCGTTTGCACGATACAAGTGGTAAGTATGTGTCGGATGATTTTCGTTTGCTGGTTTATATAAAACGGCCCGGCCCAAATCAACGCCCACTCCCGGGGCAACCGCTAAGTTTTGGCCTAGGTTTAACGTATCCGTTGAAACATCAAAAACATTTCGAATATTAAATCCGTTTGTTGCGTCTTTAACTAGAACCGCTTGCCCGCGCTCATATTCCGCGCCTTCTCCGGCATCAACAACAAGGGTTCCCCTTACCGTATCCGTTCCGGCAGTTGAACCCGCAACCGTGTCGCGTTCCGTGGCAACAACTTTTTTATCGCCTAAAAGAGAATGAAACATTTTCCCATAATCGGGTTCAGTTCCCTCAACGCCTGAATGCCTAATATAGTGTGAAACGCTGGCCGTTGGGTCTTCGGAACCGAGGATTGTTTTCGCTCGGCCGATTGATCCGGTTAACTCGGCGTTATCTAGTTCGTTAAAAGAGGGTTCTAAATCAAACCCGTCTTGTAGGGCCGTGTAATCCGTTGCGGCCGATGGGAAAACCGGGGTTCCTTCCGTTGATTCCTCGACAATGGCCAAAACTGATTTTTTATTACTTAGTTTACTCATGGTTTTAAAACTCCATTATATATTAATATGATATTCAATGTTCCAAGTCGAAACCAACGCGACATAATTGTTTTTTTCGTTAAAAACAAATTCAATTCCATTATCACCTAAAAAATCATTCTTGGCGAGTAAATCGCCTAGGGCGGAATCGTCGTCGATTGCTTTAATTAGGCGTAATTGGTCTTCAAATAATCGGGCCTCAATTGCTTGCCGGGCGCTATTATCGCGGTCGGTTGAAACAACCAAATTTGTTAATGAAACTTCGATTTCCCTTTCAAGGGTGTAAATACACGACGCCGCCCGTCTTAAATTGTTTATAGGTAAGGCCGCAACCCCCCAACCTGATTTAGTTAACGCCTCGGCGTTTGCGTCTAAAACATAGGGGTTTGTTAATTCGAATCGCTCGTTTGCTGTAAAGGTTTCCCGAACAACTTCGATAAATCTTAAATATGAATCCGTTGCCGTTGTCACCGGGTTAATGTCCTAATTTTGGAATGCCTATCGGAAACATCAATTTTTCCGTCGCCGTCGGCATCAATTGTTAATCGTCTTGTTTTTAAGTTCGCTTTAAAATCTTTGTCGGCCATTGCTTTTTTATCGGCAAAATCAGGGCCTAAAGAACTATAAATTATAGATAATGTTTTATATGCCGTGGACATATAAAAATCATCAAATTGAATTATTTGGCCTTCGTCGATAATTAATCCATGGGCCTTTAAATAAATAGCGGTTTGAATTGAAGCAACCAAAACTTGCGGAATCCAATCCGTTTGTCCTAACGGCGCTAGATATTCGTTTATGTCTTGATCTAACGTTTGCAAAAAACGCTCGTCCGTAAATGCATAGGAGAGTTGTTTAATGGTTGTCGTTATATCAATTGGATTTTCAAATTCTATTTTGGCCCAATATAAATCGTAAATTTTAGGGCCTCCGGAAAAATCCGCAATGTCTTCGGTATCGTCCCGATTCCATGAATCATTTTCGCCGGGAACAAATTGAACAACCCCGTTTGTTGAAACCGAACTTGATGCATCTAAAACATCAACGGCCTCGACGAAGTTTGTTCCGTCCCATATTGATACTTTCATTTTTTCAATTGTTGCGTTTGCAGTATCA